AACAGCGGGAGGCGTGCGGCTTTCCGTCACGCCCAATCACCCCGTACTGACCACGACGGGTCTTACGGCTGCCGGCGACGTCCACGAAGGCGAGTACCTGATCACGGATAGGTCGCAGGTCTCGCGCCGGCCGGCCGGGACAGTAGAAGAACAGAACGGACCAGCCAGCGTCGAGCAGGTACTCGAGGCGCTCGCGGTATCGGGCGGACGTCGCACGCTGCCCGTTACCGCTCTCGACCTCGACGGCGACGAGGCGGCACTCGAGGACGAGGTCGGGCAGGTAGGGGCCGACGGGTGCCTGCGCGGCGACTACTTCTCCGGCGTCCGCGAGCAGCTTCAGGAGGTCCCGCTCGTGGCGGCCGACGTAGTGAAGCGTCTGGCTCCAGGTCCGCGCGCGCTTGATTCGGGTCTCGAGAGTGTCCTTCGAACCTCGCCGCGCGGTCCAGGCGGCCGAACACTGACGCGTGACTTCTCCGCGCGACATCTTCGCCCACTTAAGCCGTTCGGCTTCGGAGCGGCCGCGGATCGCGACACCCTGCTCGCGCAGTACGCGCGCGATCGCGTGGCGCGCGACCCCGAGCTCGTCGGCAAGATGCTTGAGCGAGGCGCCGGCCTCATAACGTTTGACGAGGTCATCGAGGTTCATCGGCGAGAATTTTCGGGTCACGTGTATCACCCTGAGTCCGTGAACGGCTGGATCGTAGCGAATACCGTCATCACGAGTAATTGCCGCTGCACCGTGGCCCTCGAGTTCCTCGACTAGGTACCTGGGCTACGCTGGGTCTCATGACCCGGGTCCTCGTCGTCGCTGCGCTGGGTGTCTTCGTCTTGGGCGCGGGGGCGTTCGCGCTATACCACGCCGCGGCGTCGCGTGAGCCTCAGGTCCGGCAGGTGCCCATCAAGGTGCTGTCCGCGCGAGAGATCATCGGCCGCTCCGGAGTTCTGGTCGAGGTTCGACCGACCGACGAGATCACGTGCCGCTGCGCCTTCCTGGCCGACGCGAGGTCGGCCTGCTTCTGCAAGGATGAGCGATGAGCCTGGAACTTCAGCTGGGCGAGCTCAAGGGCAAGGTCGACGCGATGGAGAGCGACCTGTCTGAGCTCAAGGCCGACGTGAAGGCGATCCGCAGCGCCGTCGACCAGGCGAAGGGGTCCTGGAAGTTCCTGCTCGGCCTGGCGACGCTGTCGAGTGCGCTCGGCGGAGCCGTGGTCTGGGTCGTGTCTCATCTCGGGGGGAGGGGATAGTGGCCGAAGATATCTCGGGCTGCATGGGCGACCCGGAGAAGCTCGAGGAGTTCCCGGACGCGGAGCAGCGCGCGGCAGTCTGCTACTCGATGGCGCGGAAGCTGCTAAACACGGCGACGCGCCTGCTGAAGCACGGCGACCACGACCAGTCGTCGCACGGGAACCGGGGTGGAGGCGGCTTCGTCGGAGGCGCGCCCAAGACGTTCGCTGCCGCAGCCCTGCGCGAGGTGCCGAGGGGCAGTAAATTCGCAGTCGTGCAGGGCCAATATATCGTCCAGCATTCTCCGAGTCGAATCAGCCGGGAGCGGATGCCGGGACGGCTGCCGGGCAGCCCGCCGTTCATGGTGTTCGAGAGAGTCGCGAATACCGGGAAGGACTCTGACTGGGAGTTCGCCGGGAAGGGACCGAAGGCCCGCGGCCTCAGTGAGAACTTTAAGAAGTACGACGAGGACCAGCCCCGCGACGAGGACGGGAAGTGGTCCGGCGGGAGCGGAGGAGGCGGGAGCTCGGGCTCGGGCTCGGGCGGCTCTAGGGGGCGCAGCCCAGGAGAGCGCGGCGTAGCACGTGACCTGCGGGACTCGATCCCCAGCGAAGGGATCCTCAGTGATTTCAGCGTCGAGTCGTACAGAGAGGGAGGATACCTCACGGACGACGAAGGCTTCGTGATCCGTACCACCTCTCTCGGGGACGAGGACGAGGACGAGGCAGCCGACGTCGACTTCGACGACGTCCGGGACGAACTCATGTCAGGGATGGACGACTACGGGTACAAGACCACCGACTTCCGCGACACCGGTCTGATGACCCGTGACACGGGCTTCGTGGCCCGCCACGAGAGCGGCGCCGAGTTCCAGGTCACGGTTCACGGCGCTCGTGAGGGGATCGCGGTGAGTGTGGTCGGGCTCGATGAAGATGAAGATGAAGACGAAGAGGACGACGGCTCGCTGGCCTACGCGATGCGCGCGAACAAGCGCCTCACGGCCCGGATCACGAAGGTCGACGAGGACCAGCGCCTCGTGTCGGGCTGGTTCAGCGTGATCGAGGACGGCGGCGAGCGGGTCGTGGACGCGCAGGGCGACGTGATCAGCGAGGCCGCGCTCGTGAAGGCGGCCCACGACTTCATGCGGGACAGCCGCGCGGGAAAGGCCATGCACCAGGGTCGCCGCGCCGCGGACGTCGTCGAGTCGATCGTGTTCACGCGCGACCTCCAGAAGGCGCTCGGGATCGATCTGGGCAAGGTCGGGTGGTTCGCCACCATGAAGGTCAGGGACGACGAGGTGTGGAAGCGCGTGAAGAGCGGGGAGCTCTGCGCGTTCTCTATCGGGGGCACGGGCCGGCGGCGGAAGATCGGGTAGGCGTGTTGGCCGCGCTGCGCCTGGCGCTGTGGCTCGGGCTCTACTTCGGGGTGGTCGCCTCCGGGTCAGTCTGGCTGGACCACCTGCTCTCGGGGTGGTCTGCGGGTCGGTGAGGTAGAATCTGAGCGTGGCGACCGAGCTGGATGACCTGGGCCTGGACGAGATCAGCCTGGTGGACGAGCCCGCGAACAAGAGCTCCCGCGTCCTGCTCTGGAAGCGAGGCCGAAGGGCAATGAAGTCGGGGGGGTCACCCGACGGAGGTGGTATCATGGACCACAGCGAGAAGGTCGGCACCATGCGCCGGCTGATGAAGTCTCTCGGGGTCGGCGCTGCCGACCTGAACAAGGCGGAGGACGACGTGACGAACGCCGAGCTCGTGGCGAAGATCGCGGACCTGGAGAAGACGAATGGCGAGCTGACGGCCAAGACCGCGGCCGCCGAGAAGGTGGACGCCGCGCGCGTCGCCGTCGCGAAGACGGCCGCCGAGAAGGCGGACCGCCGCAAGGCGACCCGCGGCAAGATGCCCGCGGCCTTGCAGGCGCACTTCGACGCCGCGAACGACGAAGAGAAGGACGAGTACGAGAAGGCGTTCAACGGCTCGCCCGACCCCGTCGTCGCGAAGGTTCTGACGGCGACGGCCGGCCAGCTCGAGACGGTGACCAAGGAGAACGCGACGCTGCGCGAGCGCCTCGACAAGATCGAGGGCGAGCAGGAGCTGACCAAGATCCGCGCCGAGCTCGCGCCCGTGAAGGGGCTCGTGGACCTCGAGAAGACCGCGACCCTCGTCGCGAAGCTGCGCAAGACCGACCCGGCCGCTGCCGCGGAGCTCGTGACCGAGCTCAAGGCGGGTGCCGCGCGCGTGGAGGCCGCGGGCCTGTTCAAGGTCATCGGCCGCGACTCAGGCTCCGTGTCGGACGCGGACGCCGCGATCGACAAGGCCACCACCGAGGTTCGCAAGGCGCACCCGGAGATGAGCGAGGCGCAGGCGATGACCGTGGCGCTCGACGCCAACCCGGCCCTCTACACCCAGCACCTCACCGAGAAGGAGGCGGGCCGCTAGTCGGCTCGACCTAAGGAGGCCCGCCAGGCCATGGCCTACGAAGAGAGACTCACGAACATCAGCGTTCCCGCGAGCGGGGATCTGACCGCCTCGCAGTATCGCTTCATGCAGATCAACTCGAGCGGCAAGCTCGCGCTGTCCGGCACCGCCGGGCGACCCGACGGCGTGCTTCAGGACGATCCCGACGCCGACGGCGTGCCGGGTGCCCTGGCCATCGCGGGAGTGTCCAAGGTGGTGGCCGGCGCGGCCCTCGCCGCGGGCCTCGACGTGACGTCCGACTCGACCGGTCGGGCAGTCGCCGCGGCGACGGGCGACGAGGTCGCGGGTACCACGATGGGCGCGGCGACAGGCGCGGGCTCGATCATCCCCGTGCTGCTGCGGGTCCAGTAGTTTCCAGGGCGCCTCTAAGGGGGGCGCTGCCAGGAGGAGATAAAGTCTCATGCCGAGTCCCACCCGATCGGACGTTCATGTCAATCGACCGCTGACGAACATCAGTGTCGCGTTCCTCCAGAACGCGACCAACTTCGTCGCGGCCCGGATTTTCCCGAACGTCCCGGTGATGAAGAAGAGCGACAGCTACTTCACCTTCCCGCGCGGCGCGTTCAACCGCGCCGAGAGGACGAAGCGAGCGCCCTCTACCGAGTCGGCCGGCGGCGGGTACGAGCTCTCGACGGACACGTACAACGCCGAGGTCTACGCGTTCCACAAGGACATCGACGACCAGATCCGGGACAACGCGGACCAGCCCCTGAACCTGGATCGCGAGGCCACGGAGTTCGTGACCCAGATCGCGCTGATCAAGCGCGAGAAGCTCTTCGTGGAGAGCTACTTCACGAACAGCACCCCGGGCGATATCTGGACCTTCGACGCGGACGGCGTGGCCTCTTCGCCGACGCCCGCCGCGACGTTCGATCCGACGAGCGCGTCCCTGAACGACGTGCTCCACTGGAACGACTCGAGCTCCAACCCGCTCGAGGACGTCGCCCTCGGAAAGCAGTACGTCCTCCAGTCGACGGGCTTCGAGCCGAACAAGCTGGTGGTCGGGTACCCCGTGTGGTCGGTGCTCAAGAACCACCCGGACATCGTCGACCGGATCAAGTACAGCGGCGGCGTCGGCCCCTCGCGGCCGGCCATCGTGACGGTCGAGGCCGTGGCCGCGCTGTTCGAGGTGGACGAGATCCTCGTGATGAAGTCCATCGAGAACACCGCCGACGAGGGCCAGACCGCGACCCACTCGTTCATCGGCGGGAAGCACGCCCTCCTCTGCTACGCGGCGGCGAGCCCCGGGATCATGACGCCGAGCGCGGGCTACACCTTCAGCTGGACGGGCCACGTCGGCGCCGGCAACATGGGCAACCGCATCTCGCGGTTCCGCATGGAGCAACTGAAGTCCGACCGCGTCGAGATCGAGATGGCCTTCGTGCAGAAGCGCGTCTCGGAAGATCTCGGATACTTCTTCGGCGGCATCGTCGCCTAGCAGGAGGCGCGGATGCGCTTCAACCGGCCGCCCTTTGACCCGAGCGTCCCCCACGTCATACGCGGCGGGACGCTCCGGGTTGGAGGGGCAGACTTCGAGAACGGAGCACCTGCCCCTCTCGGGCTCCTCTCCTCCCGGCGCGCCGCTCAGTTGTACCGCATGGCTCGCGTCGTGCGCGCGACGGAGCTCGCGTCTGGGCCTGCTCCCGCGGCCCCCCTCGCGAAGCCCGCTCGAGCGCGCAAGCAGCGCGCCACGAAGCGCGTTCGATCGAGCAAGCCGCGGTCCACGAAGACCGCCGCCCGTGCCGCAGGGTAACCCGGGCCTCGTAGTCCCCGCGTCGAAGGCAGTGAGCGTCACGCCCAGCGACTCGACCGCGCTCGAGAAGACCCGGGGCTGTGGGTAGGCGGCGCGGGCAGCGTGGTCGTCACGATGGCGACGAGCGGGAACAACGTGACCTTCGCCGGCATCGCCGCCGGGACGCTGCTCCCGATCGCCGTGACGAAGGTGCTGTTGACGGGAACGACCGCGACTCTGATCTTGGCGCTGCGCTGACCCGGGCGGTAGAATAGCCGCATGTCCTGGAGCTACTCAGGCGACCCCGGCTCGAGCGACCGCGACGCGGTGCGCTTCCTCGTCGGAGACACGGACATCAGCGACCAGCAGCTGAGCGACGAGGAGATCGACTATCTCCTCGTCCGGGAAGGCAGCGTGAACGGGGCGGCGCTCGCGGCCGCGCGCACACTCGTCGCGAAGTACGCGCGCCTCGTGGACAAGTCCGTGGGGGACCTGTCGATCAGCTACTCGCAGCGCAGGGACGCCTATGCCGCGCTGATCGCGGACCTGACGCGACAGCAGGCGGTCCGCGTCGCCGGGCCCGTCGTGGGGGGAATCTCGAGGACCCGGAAGCGGGTCGTGGACCAGGATGCCGACCGCGTGGAGCCCTCGTTCCGGCGCGACCAGTTCTCTTATCCGGGGACGGCCGACTCGGACGACGATCCGCTGGACGAGTAGTGCGGTTTGGCCGGACCCTGGGCCTTGCCATCGACTTCGTGCGGCCACCGACCGGGGCCGCCGGAGTCGAGTTCGTGGCCGCCGCCATTGCCACCATCCCGCCGACGATGACGTCGGGGAACGCCGGGACCACCGTCGTTATCCCGAAGCCGACCGGGACCGCCAGTGGGGACCTGCTGCTCGCGGTCGTCTCGTTCGCCGACACCATAGCTGTGATCACCCCGCCGTCGGGCTGGTCTCTGCTCATGCAGATATCCATGAAGGCCGTATATACAAAGACGGCCGGGGGCGGAGAGCCGGCATCGTATACCTGGACGTGCGACGTCGACGGAGAAGGCCGATCGGGCATCATCATCACGATGCGAAACGGCGCGCTCGGGGACTTCGACTCTTCGATCACGACCACGTTCCCGACCGTCACGGCCCTAGCTGATGGTGCCGCTTTCTTGGGCTTCGTGGCGATTAGTGCCTTCACGTTCGATGCCTTCACCTTCAATGCGCCGCTGACTGACAGAGGCCAGCACGTGGCCGGCGGAAGCGGAGCGTATTCTGTTCCGCAAGCTACGGGTATCGCGACCGAGCTCGGCCTGTCTGCCGGCGACGTCGCCGGGCGAACGTGGTCGCATCCAACCATATCAGGGGATCCCGCTTCCTACAGCGTGATACTGGAGTTCTCACCGTGACGAAGCTGAGATACGTCGAAGACCTAGACTACGTGATCCTCATCTGGACGGGCGGACTCGACGACGTCGTACCGAACGCCGCCGGCGTGGCGGTCCCGCATGTCACGCGGATGGTGAGAGGCAGCGCCGTCCTCGACGTTCGGGGGTTCGAGACCGTGACGATGATGCCAGGCTCGGAGGTCACTATCCCCGCTCGAACGAAGTACAAGGTGGTCGGGTTGGAGGACGGGGAGGTTCACTGTTTCTATCCGAAGTCGTCACCGGAGGCGATGCGGGACATCAACCGTCTTCGAAGATACGTCGAAGGTACCGAGAAGGTGATGTTCGTGGGACTCACGAAGGCTACACTACCCGAGTCGGAGAGGGTTGAGTCTGTGCGAAAAGAGACAGGCACCATCACGCTCGTGCCTAGGAGAATGTGAATGCCTGTGGGTCCGGTGATCGAGCGGGACGAGCGCCTGCGCGAGTACGCGACGGAACGGCAGTGGCAGATCCTCGAGGCATACTGGGAACACGGCGGATACGGCAAGACGGCTCGCGCGCTGTCACTGGGCGTTACGACCGTGCAGAGCAGCGTGAACGCGGTCCGCAAGAAGGCGGCGCTACAGGGCTATTCTCCGGAGCACAACCTCACGCACTCGATCCCCGACGGGTACAAGCTGCGGGGCCACTCGGCGCTGTACAAGCGCGGTGAGTCTGAGCCGGTGCTCGAGTGGGTGAAGACGACCCAGGACCAGGCGCGGCAGGAGGAGCTCCTGCGCGAGATGGTGGCGGGACTGTCAGGCGAGCTCGTCCGCGTCGAGCCGCAGCCGTTCGCGGAGAAGGCCGACGACGACCTGCTCGCGGTCTACCCGATCGGCGACCATCATCTGGGCATGTACGCCTGGCGCGAGGAAGCCGGAGCCGACTACGACATGGCGAAGAGCGAGCGGCTGCTCGCAGACGCTTTCGACGCGCTCACTGCCAGCATGCCGCCCGCGCGCCAAGCGCTCGTCGTGTTTCTCGGTGATCTGTTCCACTACGACGGGCTCGAGCCGGTCACGCCCACGGCGAAGAACCAGCTCGACTCTGACGGGCGTTACGCGCTCATGGTCCGGACGGGCGTGCGCCTCGTGCGCCGCGCGATCGCGACCACTCTCGAGCGGCATTCCTGCGCGCGCGTCGTCGTGCAGGCGGGAAACCATGATCCGAGCTCGTCACTGTTCCTGGCAGAGTGCCTGGCGGCCATGTACGAGGACGAGCCGCGGGTCGAGGTCGACACGAGCCCCCGCGCGTTCCATTACCACGAGTTCGGGCGCAACCTGATAGGGATCTGCCACGGCCACGAGGTGAAGAAGCTCGACGCGCTCCCGCTGATCATGGCGCGGGACCGCCCGGAAGCCTGGGGCCGGACGCGCTACCGAGCCTGGCTGACCGGGCACGTCCATCACGACCGCGTGATGGACATCCAGGGCACTCGGGTCGAGTCGTTCCGCGTGCTCCCGCCCTCGGACGCCTGGGCTGACGGGAAGGGTTACCGGGCCGCGCGCGAGATGAAGGCCATCCTGCTCCACTCGCGCCACGGCGAGGTGCAGCGCGTGTCCGTGCGACCGGAGATGTTCGATGGTGAGGGCGATTCCTGCGCATGAGCGGTCCTCCACGAAGTTCGGCCAGGTCACAGAACCGTGGTGGGACGGCAGGCCCGTCTTCGTCGTAGGCGGCGGGCCATCCCTGGCGGGCCGAGATCTGTCTCTGCTGCACGAGCGCGGGCACGTCCTCGGCGTGAACCGCGCGGCGGACCACTGGCCGCTGGTCGACGCGACGTTCAGTCTGGACAGAGAATTCGCCCGGCGCTACGCGGCCCACCTGGCGCACTGGGGCAAGACCCATGAGGTCTACCTGGCGGTGTCGACCGACTGGCATCGCTCCGCGCGCCAGATCCAGGGCGTGACGTACCTCGAGCGCGAGCACGGCCGCGGCCTGTCGCTCGACCCGGGCAAGATCCGCAACGGGCTCAACAGCGGGTACGGCGCGCTCAATCTCGCCGTGCTCAAGCGCGCGCGGGAGATATTCCTGCTAGGGTTCGACCTGACGGAACCGAAGGAGAAGGCACCCACCCATTGGCACTCGGGGTACGAGTGGGGCACCCGCTCTACGGTGAAATACTGGCAGCGCTGGGCGGACAGGTTCGTAGACATCTCGCACGACCTGGCGCAGCATCGCCCCGACGTTCGCGTCTACAACGCCAACCCGAAGTCGGCGATTCGAGCGTTTCCGTTCACGACCTACGAGGAGATCGGCCTGTGACGAAGATCCCCGACGGATTGACCGACAAGTCCAGCCGTGACCCGGCCACGGTCGCCATCTACCAGAAGTATGAGGTCGAGGGCGGGGACTACGTTGCCGCCTACTCGCGGCACACCGACATGAGGATCAAGGTCGACGGGCCGCACGGCGCGATCGGGGCCAACCCGGGCGAGTGGGAGAGCTACGGAGACGCCCAGCTGGCGTACCTGAAGAGCGCGGGGCTGGTGCCCGACTCGAGCCTCCTCGACCTGGGCTGCGGCACCGGGCGCCTCGCCCGCAAGGCCGCGGCGTTCCTGCTCCCGAACCGGTACGCCGGGATCGACGTCTCCGTCGGGGCGGTCGCCCACGCGGTCGATATCGCCAGCCTGGAAGGCTGGGCAGACCGCGGTCCCGAGTTCTTCGTGAGCGCCGACGGGG